GACAACTGCGTGCACCAATGGTAGGGATGAGAAGTACGGGCGTAAGTTCGTGGCGGCTTTGACCGATAAGGAACTCGCATTTCTTGTGGCGCATGAGGTGTCGCACAAAATGTACAGGCATCTGACTACATGGAAGAAACTCCATGACATAGACCACAGACGGGCTAACCAAGCGTGTGACTATGTTATTAACTACATGCTCAGAGAACTCGACCCCAACGAGGATGTGATTGCCATGCCTAAGTTTAAGGATGGGCCGATGAAGGGTGAGCGCATGGGTTTGTATGACCCGCAGTTCAAGGGCATGAACTCCAAGCAAGTGTTCGACCTACTCGAAGATCAGGAAGATGGCGAGGGCGGCGGGGGTGGTGATGGTGGACTCGATGACCATGATTGGGATGGTGCGAAGGACATGACCGAGGAGGAGAAGAAAGTACTCGAGCGTGAGATCGACCAAGCTATTCGACAGGGACTCATGGCGCATGAGAAAGCACACGGCAAAGGTGCGGGTGGTGTCGGGCGTGAGATTGACGAGCACTTGCAACCCAAGGTCAACTGGCGTGAAGAACTGCGTGAGTATGTGAAAGCTACATGCGCAAACAAAGACACATCATCGTGGCGTAAGGTCAACCGCAGATTCTTATCGGGCGGTACTTATATGCCGAGCATGATCGGTGAGAAGGTTGGACATATCGTGGTAGCCATTGACACATCGGGGTCTATTGGTGGGCGTGAGCTTGACGAATTCTTAGCCGAGGTGAAAGGCGTGGCTGAGGAAGTCAACCCCGAGATGGTCGATCTTATCTACTGGGATGGTGAGGTAGCAGGGCATGAGAAGTATGAGGGTGGGGAAGTATCTAACATTGTTAGCTCAACCAAACCCAAGGGTGGCGGGGGTACTGACCCTAGTTGCGTATCCATACATCTGCGTGACGAGAACATCAAGCCCGAGTGCATCATCGTGTTGACCGACGGCTATGTACCAAACTGGGGTAGCGAGTGGACAGCACCTACTATGTGGGTAATCACAGGAGGCAATGATGCGGTGGCTGACAACGGCAAAACGATTCATATTCAAGGAGATTGAAATGGTAGTAGTTGATCTAGGTTACAAAAAGATGGTGCTCGACAAGCAACGAGCAATGGCTCTAATAGAAATCTTAGAGACCGCAGATGTTTATGAGGAGGTGTACTGGAGTGAGACTGACCGCATCAAGATGGGCATGGGTGATAGCTACACCTACCATGTGTATGCGAACGACAACAACTTCAGTATGCAGATCATGAGTGAGAGCAAGTATCAAATGGCTAAGTTAGCCGGTAAACCCGTTAGAAACTAAGGAGAACGAAATGAGTATTAGTGCATCAGCAGTGTTAGTGGAATTGAACATCAGCGTTTGGCCTGCATCAAAGCTAGACCGAGACACAACAGCGCAAGTGAATACTGACGCATCAGCAGTCGTTGACGCAGCGCGTGTACACAAGAACCTATTCGCAGGCACTAGCTTGCGTAAGGAGATCGAGAACTTTGCCGCCAAGGTTAGGCTCTATCACAACCAACGAACCCTACCATGGGCAGACAAGGGTGAGCGTATGTTGCCGACAGCGTTGTTCATGGAATACAAGCAGACGATGAACGCATACGAGCAGACATTCAACACAATGTGTGACTCATTCTTTCATGCGTACCCGTCGTTAGTGCAGGATGCACCTACGCACTTAGGCAAGATGTACAAGGCAGAGGACTACCCCGAGCTTGAAGCGGTGAAGCTAAAGTTTGGATTCCGCAGAACTGTGAAGCCCGTGCCCGAGGCTGGCGACTTTCGCTTAGACATACCTGCGAATGACTTAGAGGAGATGCGAGCTGAGTTCAACGCACAGCAAGATAACAAGTTAGCTGACGCTATGCGTGAGCCATGGGAACGCTTGCATGAAATGCTAGTAGGTATGTCCAAGAAACTCGACGACACATCGGGTGGTAAGAAGCGGTATCACGATACGCTAGTAAGTAATCCGCTAGAGCTTTGCTCTTTGCTTACTAAGATGAACATCACCAACGACCCCAAGTTGGAAGAGGCACGCAGGGAGTTAGAGCTAACAATGTTAGGTACTAACATAGATGCAATCAAGGAAGACGAGCATCATCGCACCGAGGTCAAGGCTAAGGTAGATGCAATCATTAAGAAATTTGAATGGTAAGGAGATAATCATGGATGCAAACACAGCAATGACATTGAGCAATGTCACGATTGACGACAAGATATTGAATGGTAGGCGTAAGAGTGAGTTCGACTTTGTGGTGGAGAAACCATTGAACGAGATCATGTGGAAGGTCATCACCGAGAATCCATCATGGGAGTTTCGAGTTCAGCAGTACTACGGACAGGTTAAGAGTGAGACCATGGATGAACGCCCACGGATCACGATTAGTAAGTTCAAGGTATTCAAAGATGGGGAAGAGGTCGGTGTTATCGACAGGGACTACCGCTACGATGCAGGGGGTTATATCTTCTCTATTACTAGCAACACGATCAGGAACGAGCGTGAGCGTGTGGGTGCGTATCGTACTAAGGATGCTAAGAAAGCCCTAGCCGCTATCAAGAAAACATTCAACCCGAAGGGTGTGACCGAGCGTGTGAACGATGCGTTCGCAGAAGCAACTCGTGCTATCAGTAGACAGAGTAGTCGTAAGCGTGGAGATTATCAATCCGCTTTCTCAGACCTTGCACCACTTATGAAAGCGTTTGTGTTTAAAGATATGTGGGACTTGTTTCAGAAGTATGCAACTACTAATGGGCAGGGGCACAGACTGGGTAAGCTACGAGATACGGAAGCTGAGATGCTAACTGTTTCTGACATAGAAGCTAAGTTCAAATCTGGTAAAGATACGAGCCTAGTCTTATTGTCTAATGGAAAGTACTTAGTTAAAACAGGTGACGATATACAGCTTTACGATGATAATAGCCTCCCCGTTGATATGAGAGGTAAGTTAGGTATGTTGAAGTTAGTAGAGCCTGAGCAGATGATTGAAGGTGTAGGTTGCCGAGCCACTACTGAAGTCTTTGTCGTGCTTACCGCACAGCGGGAACTGGCATAACAAACAGGCTAACAATGTTAGGAGAATTCGAATGAAACAAGAAATGAAATACCAATCCAAAGTAATTCCCTTGCGGGATTGCAACCATCCCAAGTTCAAGTGGGTCGATGCCGCATCTACTGATGTACGCAGAACGTGGCGCAAAGCGAGACTACTGATTCGCTTAACCAATGGAGCCGCTTATGAAAGCCGTACTTGAGTTTGCATACCCCGAGGACGAGCACAAGCTACAACATGCAATGCGAGGCACAGAGTACTACCAAGCACTGTGTGAGATCGACAACATACTTGCCGCTCCGTATACCAAGGCAGACGCATACGGCAGGATAAAGAAAGTAATCTTTGAAGTATTGGAGGGAACATGAAAACAGACGAAGACGATGAGTTCGACCGCATTGAGCACGAGAACAAAATGAAGGGACAGCCGTACCACTTTGAAGGTGTGTATGTATCTGCATCTCAGCGCAACCAAGTGTTAGAGGAAGCGGCAAAGGCTTGTGAAGGAACATTTTATTCAGTACAAGCGGCTGAAGTTATTCGAGGAATGAAGAAATGAGAATCATCGTATATACAAAAGACAACTGCCCCAACTGCGTGACGGCAAAGCAAATACTGGAAGCCGCTAAGCTAGAGTACATAGATGTCGACATCATGCGGGGTAGCCGACTGCAAAACATGTTGGCTGAGTATCCTGATGCGCGGCAGATGCCACAGATTTTCATCAACGACCAACGAGTTGGTGGAGTTGAAGGTTTGAAGGTTGCACTTAGACAAATAGGAGTATTGGTATGAAAGTTCTCGACCCATGGGAAGAGTTAGCACAAGTTGATCGCCCAAGTATTTTCATGAAAGACCCGTACTTTCGTGCAAAGAACCCAAGCAATCAGATCAAGAAAGAAGAAGACTTAGGCTACAAACAATTTGGCACGTTCACCCGAGCCAAGGAGAGACAGCCAAACAAGCATGAAGGAGTACTAGAACATGCCAAGACCAAAGCCCCCCGCCCGCCTAAAGGCACGATACGTACGTTTGTCTGATGTGGAGTGGCAACAGTTTAAAGAGTTAGGTGGAGCCGATTGGCTTAGGAAGTATGTCAAGAAAAAAGCAAAGTACCCAACAAGATTCTACGAAGCCCTTGCCAAACAAGGCGCTGACTCAGGAGGAGCTAATGGCGTGGTGGCCGTTCACACGGCTAGACCCCAAGCGATTCCCCAAACCAGAGAAACCACAACATGAGGAGGCACCATTTTGAAAACTAAACAAGAAATTAAAGAAGAAATCATTGAGTTGTATGGGGCTACGTTAGCTTTGAACGATGCAATGAACATGCTTCATGCACAACGCATGGAGAAAAGCAAACGAATGATGGCACTGAACCACATGCTCAAAGAGATGGAGGAGGACGATGATGACTACAGGAATTGAGTATTTGAAGTTAGAGAAGAAACGCAAGGGGCGGGGGCTTGGTAAGAAACCCGCACTAGCTTGCACGAGCTTGCGACTACCGAAAGAGGTGATGGATTATTTCGACACCAACTTTCCAATGTCAAAGCAAGCCAAGATGAGAGAAGTCCTTACCGAGTACGTTAACAACCAATTAGGAGAAAAACCATGATCGAATTAGCAAACACAAAAACAACCAAAGCCGCACAAGTTCGTGCGTATGTAGCCAAGAACCCCAAGGCTAAACCCGCAGAAATTGCCAAGGCAGTTGATACAGGGCTTCAGTATGTGTACACAGTTATGTGGAACACTAAGAAGAAAGCAACCGACGCAAAGAAAGCCTTGGCTAAAAAGGCGATAAAAGGTGAGTGGAAAACTAAACGCCTGATGCAAGCCGCAGATGGTAGCCGTGATATACACCCATTCTTAGACAAGCCCATGCAGATCGAAATGTTCGAGCCAAAAGCTGACCCAGTGAATCACCCTGCGCATTACAAAGTAGGTGGTATCGAGACGATCGACTTCATTGAAGCAAAGAAGCTCAACTACAACATTGGCAATGTGGTGAAGTACTTGACTCGTGCCGACCACAAAGGCAACCGCAAGCAAGACCTTGAGAAAGCAATGTGGTACTTGAATCGTGAGATCAGTGCGCTGAAGTAAAACGACCTAACAATGTTAGGGTATATCCTAGCCGCCTACGGGCGGCTTTTTTACGTCTGTACTATTGACAAAGTCAAACACTGTGCTATATTGACTCCATAAACACAACTGGAGTATTAGATGGCAAGCACCCCCGAAGCCAAGGTCAAAGCAAAGATCAAGGCAATCCTCAAAGCCCACGACATTTACTATGCCATGCCAATCGGCCCCGACTTTCTCTGCTGTATCAACGGCCACTTTGTAGCTATCGAAGCAAAGGCAGGCAAGGGCGTAGCAACCGCACTCCAACTCAAAGCCCTCGACCACATTCAACGTAGCGGTGGGCACCCCATGATTATCCGCGAGGACAACTACGCATACTTAGAACGTGTGATCGAAGACTGCAAGAAAGTGAGTTTGAAATGACTGAAATGTGTAGCGGAGTGCGTACGCTAATATCGCGTATGGAAACAAACCCCGAAGAGTTTTTCAGGGGGGAAA